CGAATAGCTGCGCTATCAACAGATGCTGTAGCAGTGCTAGTATGCAGCGGACTGCCAAAAGTAAACGTTCCTGATCGACCTTTTAAGCCAACAATGAAAGCCTGTATTGCCTTTGCGTCTGCATAGTTTAACGGTGGCAAAGTGACTTCACACTCCCACCTGGCGCCCTGATGCTCATATGCTTGCTGATCAAAGCTAAACGGTGATTCAGATACCGCAACACTACGCTTGAGCCGCATATTAAGATTGCTGATTCCTACATTTGGGAAAGATAAAGGCACTTATTATGCTCCTAGCATTTTGCTGTAATTGCCACCGCGCATTTTAGCGTCAGCAACCGCACTCTTAGCCGCATTAGCGATCTGAGGCATAAGTGTAGCAATCTCTGCGCGAACTGTCTGTTGAACGCCTGTAGTGACGTTAATGGTCTGGTTAATCGTTATTCCACCGCCACCAAGTGATTGTCCTTGGTGATGATCAACAACAGTTTCCCGTGGATGAAGTATTGCAGCAAAACCGCCCTTACCGTCTAACCCACCTGATCGAGGTGAATTACCTGTATAACCGCCTCCTGCAAAGTTGGCAGTATTAAATGGGTCGGCCATGCCTAAAGATGACCCATATCCTGCCGAAGCATTCCTACCTAGTTGCGTGCTGCCGACAAAGTTAGTGATTGCGCTAAAAGCTGCATCAACAATATATTTTTGAATCAGCATTTTAATCAGACTGTCGATAACGCTCTTCGCCATAGACTTCATGGCATCAGAGAACTTCTGCGATCCTTCTATTGCACTTAAAAACCCATCTGCAACACCATCAAAAGATTTCTTGTATGCCTTTTCCGTATCTTCAGCGGCTTTTATTTGCACCTTTCTTGCATTCTCTGCGGCGTCCTGCAATTCGGTTTCAGCCTCAATCTGAGCATATAAAGATACTATTTGATCTTTGTTAAGACCTATAGCGCCAGCTTTTTCTGCGTTATATATAGCTAAGGCTTCGCCAGAAAGCTTCATTACCGCTAGCTCATCTGTAAGACTTTCAATCAAATTTTCAGTTGAATCTGTTATGCCGTCTGTTTTTGTTTTGTACTTATCAATACGCGCATTGGCAAGAGCAATAAGAGTTTCCTGCTCGCTAACAGTATTGTTCCATTTCTCAATATTCTTGCCATAAGCCTTGACACCCAGGGAGGCTTCCTTTTGAGCATGATCTAACTTTTCTTGAGCAATTGCTCTTTTTTCCTCTGCTTTAGCAATAACTAATTGTTGACCTGCTATTTTTTCTGCCGCTTTTGATTCAGCAACTTTTCTCAATGCACCGCTTAAATCATCAAATCCATCAACTAATGAGTCGCCATCAGATTTTAAGTCATTCATCGCATCAGACGCTTCCTTCATGTTCGGCATCAGATACGTAGCAAATGCTGCACCTACAGCAATCAATGCACCAATTAACGCACCACGCTGACCAAACAAAGAGGCAACCTGAGAACCCTGCTGACCAAACACCAACATAGCGTTCTGACCCATTTGAAGCTGTACCGCGACATCCTGTACCTGGTGGCCTACTTGGCCTAATCCACCACGCATAAGTCGCATCTGACCATTAAATGCGCCAGATTGCTTACCAGTTTTCATTAGTTCATTGCGATTTGTCATTGCAGCTCTTGCTGCTGCAATTTGTGAGGCTGTTGCACCGTCTTGCTCTAGCTTCATTAGCCGTATTTCATCAGCAGTCTTGCCGATAGCCATACCTTCAAGCGTAACTTCTTTAATTAAGCGCTCAGTGGCACTCTCAAGCATCCTAGTTTGTTTTTCAGCAGCCTGTAGGTTCTTCTTAACTTGATTAAGTGCAGTGGCAGAAGTATCTTTAGCTGCAATTTCTACGACTACTTTATTTGCTGCCATCTGATTTTTCTCTCTTTAAGCGGAGGTATGTGAACCAGTGATTAAACTCCGTCACGGTCATTTCAAGTATTGTCGAGAGGGGTTGACCAAGGTGTTCCGCAAGATGATACATTAAGTATAATTCTGTTGGATCACCTTGATCATTTGTCAGTTTCCCTCGCGGGTTTCCTCAGTCTCTTCAGTTGCAAGCAGGACAAAACTTGCAACCTTACCTAATACTTCAGGATCGACTTTCTGACGAAGTTTAACCTTATCTCCAATATCAAAAACTGCATCGCCTTTCTCATCAGTTACGCCAAAAATAACAGCATAAACAAGGTAATCAGTTGAGTCCCCGTCTGACCTGCTGTGCCATTTGGCCTTATCTTCAAGAGACAAGTTCTTTGAGTAGAGTGTAGTGTCCCACTCATCGACTCTAAGCTCCCTAACCTGCTTTCCGCTAAAGTGAGCTATTGCGTTGTTTATGATTTTAGACATATTGATCCTTTTATGCGGTGCCAGCCGTCAATGGGCCATTACCAGCTACTGAGAAAGATGCCTCAATTAAACCGTCAAAAGAGGCTGATTTGCTAACAGAAGATACGATGCAAGCACCAGACCATTCTACTTCGCCAGTTGTGTTACCAGTAGGATACACATTAATGGTTATCTCTGCACCTTCAACTAGAGCGCTTTGTCCTGTAACGTCAGCGGAATCCCAGATTGCATTGAAAGAAGAAGTCCACGACTTTAGCGTAGGCTTGTTAGTTACCCAAGAGTCACCCATAACGGTATCAGCTACCATTTCTGAAGTAGTCTCAAGTGACCAGTCTTTAATTTCGGCGATAGCATTTGCTCCAACGTAAACTGCGCCGTTCTTACCTGTATATGTTGCCATTTCTAAATACCTCTAAGCGCCATAGCGCATTAATTAACGTAAGCGATAATCGCCATTAAATTGTTGTATCAGGGTCGTTTTCTCTAACTCTGTACAATACATCAACAGTTATGGTAGCCAAAGCTACTGGCTGATCACCACTACCATTAAATTCTGCCGAAAAGTCTTTCAACATTAGATTTGCTGCATTACCACCAAGGGTTATGTCTGCATATAAAGCTTCTTCAATTTCCACGCAGATTTGATCTAATAAATTATCATATCCGCTTACACCTTTTACATAAATTTCAATGGTAAAGCTGACCGTTCGCTCCTGTATACGCGGGATACCCATAGTAGAGTATTCAACAAGCTCTTCTTTGCTGTACACCAACAAGCCAGGCAGTTTATTTGCAGCTATGGGATACACTCGACTTTGATATACATTACTGCCAGTCGTAGATAAACCTGTAACAGCGGTAGTTAAGCTATCTCTAAGTAACTTTCTAACATGAGCCATTATTGAGCCTCTAAAGCAAACTCTGTAATTCCAGTTCCATCAGCCATAACAATTGCAACTTTATAGTTCTGAGATCTAATAATCATTGCGTCACCTTCAGCAGCAGAAGGGACGTCTGAGGTTCTAGCTGTAACTCTAGGCTGCTCAACTGCAAAGCTAACACTACCGCCAGCGTCTATAGCCTCGTAGGTCTTGTCAAATATTCCAGTAATAGATACTTGAGTTCCGTCAATTGGCGTGTATAAGATAACCTCACCAAAATCGGCGAGCATTATTAACCTGTCACTAGCTGATTCAATGGGCATTACTTTTTCTTAGCTCTGGTCTTAGGCTTAGGTGAAGATTCAGTTACAGCAATACTTCTGTCTTCACGAACAATATTTTCTGCCACAGGAACTATTCTGCTAATTCCCATAAGGTTTTCAGCTATAGTCTTGTCTTCAATATCAACGTGATCTCCAACTTTCTTGCCAGATCCGTTAATTATGCAACTTCTGATTACTTCATATTTCATAGCATTCTCCTTTAATGATACTTGCTTATCAAAAACAAGCATGAGTAAAGAAGGAGGGGCCGAAGCCCCCCCGACTAATTAGCCATCGTTGCCGACAGCAAAGCTTACAGCGTGACGAACAGCAGCGTCTACTGATTGCAGAGCAACCAGACGAACAGTACCGCTCTTAGACAGGCTGTATGGATCTACAGTCAGGTCTAGGCCACCAAACATACCGATAAGCAGGTCATCGAAGTTACCGAAGTACATATTACCAGCAGTACACTGGTTAGACACGATACCGCGATACCCGTTGACGCTTCCACCAGGCTCAACAACAAACTGAGCAGTGCCAGTGGCTTTCTCAGTAGTCTTCAACGCGCCGTACATAGAAGCTGGCAGGATGTAAGACAAGTTGCCTTGCAGGGCGTTATCTTCAGCAACAGCAGTTTCCATTGCAACAACTTCAGCGAACGTTGGGTTAGCAGCGCCGAAAGTAGTTGAATTGATACCAGCAGTAGACAAGATACCAGTAGGCTGACCGTTCAAACCAGTGCCTTCGAGACCAGCTTTGTCAATTGCCAGAGCAAGAGCGCGGGTAAGGTCGTCACGGATCAGGTTCTCAACATCAAGGCTAGACTGAATCAACAGCTGACGAGTAACATCAGTGTGAGCGCCAAGAGTCTTAGGAGCCAAAGAAATCTGGCCTACAGTCATTTCGGTTGCAGCAGAATCAGCACCTTCGGTGTCAATCCAAGCAGCGGCAGAAACGCCAGTCTTCTTAGGAATCTTAACATCGCCACTCAAACCACCTAGCATACGAGCGCCAGCCTGCATAACAGAAGATTGGTTGCGAAGTGCGTCAATGAAGTCACCGCCACGGAAGTCATCACCGAACAGGTTGCTATCGTCACCACTGTTCATGGTACGCTTCCAAGTGTTAAGGACTTCAGCAGGAAGCATCAGGCCTTGTGCAGTTGTGCCATATTGCTCTGCGGCAGCGCGTGAACACTCAAATTCAAAAGCAGCAGCTTCTTGAGCGCGGCGATCAGTTGGGTTGGCAAGTGCATGGATAGCACGAGTCAGGCTGAATCGCTGCATTTCTTTCTTGTTCATACCAACAGTCTGATCTTCCAGAGCGCGGGTTGAACCAATAGCTTCTAACAACTCGCCACGAAACTCTTCGATGCTACGGCCTTCAAAGATTGCCTTGCGAGCCATTTCGCTTTGGTTGTGACGAGATCCCAGCTCAACAATCTGAGATGCGTTACGTTGTGCGGATTGCTGGGCTTCAGCTTTTACCGCTTGAATATCAACTTCTGACATAGTATTTCTCTCTTTAAATGAAGTTTTAATTACGGGTTTATGTGAAACTTCGCTCGAACGCCCAACGCCAACTGTCATATCGGCAGGAATAGACACCAAACTTGCTTCTACTGGTTTCCACGATTTGGCGCGATAAACGTCACCATTGCGCGAATCCTTTTCCATCTTGCTGATAGCATAACCAACCGAAATGTTAGCTCTAATACCATCAACAACATCAGAGAATGCTTCACGGGCAAGCTCACCTTTTCCAAAGCGAACCTGAGCGCGCAGTCTACGCGACTGCCCATCAAGCGTTACTGATTCTATAACACCAATTTGCTTCTCAGGATCGTGATCCAATAACAATGGTGCGCGACCAGATGCCAAAAACGATAAATCAATCGCCTCAGCAGTATGGTCCAATATTTCGGTTCCAAATGAACGCTCTACAGGCTCTTCGCTAGATATAGCGATCTGGACGGTTCTGCTCTCCTCATCAATGGGAGACATATCCAATTCCATAGCTCTGTGGCTAACTTCAACGCCTTTTCGCTCAACAGGAAGGTCGTCAATTACTTCTTCAGTTACTACCTCTTCAGCAATAACCTCTTCTGTAACGACTTCTTCAACAATTACTTCTTCAGCAACTGCCTCGACAACTACACCTTCGATCTCTTCGTTGTCCATATTAATAACCTCTTGACTTCTATCATCGTTAATTTGATTTGATATTTTACGCGCCCATGAGAATCCAGCATTACCACCCCACAAAGCCCAAGCAATTCGGCCTGCTGATGGATAACCTTTCTCTCCAGGGCTAAATCCTTCAGCCTTTTTATCGACTTCATGGCGAGAAAAGTAAGAATACATTCTCTTTACGGTATCAAATGAAAGCTCTTTCCTGTTGCTAATGTCTCTTGCTCTAGCAACACCAACCTCAGTGCCTCCACGACCAAACTCTTTCCGCCACTCTAATCCGCGCTTCGCCTCATTGACCATAGTGTCATTTGGACGAGTATTTATTTCTTTGCCTTTATACTTCGGCATCATCAGCCTCGATTATATCAGGATTTATCGAGTTTAGGGATGCGCCAAAAGGCTCTAGTGCATACCTAACGCCAAACTGATCGGCAACTTCACGATCTTTAGCAATCTGAGACACCAACTCTTCTACATCTTTACCGTACTGAGATGCGACATCCTGAAGGCTCAAGATACCATTCTTCAGTCCCATTACCGCAGCGCCCATCTCTTTCTGTGGGTCAACCCAGTTCCAAGCCTTACCTCTGAACTGAGCAGCATCAGAGAACCTGTCGTACTGACGCAAGGGTATTCCAAAGCTATTGATCTCCATCGCGGCTCCAAGCCACTCTTCAAATACAGGTCGAACAAAATGATCTATTACAAACCGTTGCAAAACTCTGTACTGATCTCTCTCTTCAAGTGCGCCCTGACGAATTGAGCTGTAACTAGTAGCCTCAAGGTCGTTAGACAAGCTTGTATAGCTAACACCAATTGCAGAAGCTATTCCCTTCAAGCAAGCCTTGTGAAAGCCTTCAAATTCGTTATTTGGGTATTGCGGGTCAAATGCTTTAAAGTCAACGCCGTTGGGGAGCTGATGAAACGTGCCTGGAGTCGCTTCCATAATAGGAACATTGCCATCAAGATCGTCCGCTACAAATCCATCACCAGTAGGCGAGGTAAAGAAGCCCATCTTAGACGCACCAATTCTCGCATTTACAATAGCAGCTTCACGCAAAGCGCCTAACTGCTTAATTGATGCAAGAGCAGGAGAAATCCAAGGATCTCCTCTAGTTTGACCAGCTCTGTTTGGGTCATACAAATGTATAACTTTCTCAGCGGGAATTCTGATGTGCTTAGTAGACTTTCCTGTAGTGGAATAGTCATAATCGCCAGGATGGTAGCTCAAAACGTGATAAGCGACAGGCTTTTTGAACTTATCTAGCTCAATACCCATGCGAACTTCGTTACCGTTAGCCAGTCTTTCGTTCTTTTGCTCATCAACTTGATCCGGCTCAATGAACTCAATCGCGAATGAATCGTGGAATGAAGGCCCTCTATGCTTAACAATAAATGCTTCACCGTCTCTAGCCAGGCTTTCAATTGCCAATTTCTGTGCGTCAACCCATGAATGCTTGCCGTCTACAGTGCAATTACCTAGCTTACCCCACTTCTTAAACGCAGATTCTACCTTTTGGTTGCCGTCTCTGTCAGACTTTCCAATGCTATCAGTTGCTTTTACCTGAAGATTAAAGCCTTTTTCACCAATAACATTGGTTTTGAGCAGCATTAGGTATCTTTTGACGTATTCGTTGTTTCT